TTTTAGGAGTTTATATGAGTATTGAATCAGCAATTAATCAAATAAAATACAAGAAAGACATTAAATATTTAGAAGAAAAATATGGTATTCCTTTAAATACAATAGCTGAAGGTATGGGTATTGCTCAATCTGTCATTCACAATTGGATGAACAAAGAAAACTTAATTCTTAGAAAAGAAAACGCAAACAAGTTAGAACAAGGATTAATAAAAATCAAAAAATTAATAAAAGAAAATGAAGAATACAAACCAGATTTCTAGGAGAACCAAATGAAACACCCATTAGACCAATACGAATGTGAGAAGCGCGGTAATGCGTTTATTTATACTGGTATATCAAATGAAGATTACCATTCAGATATAGGTATCAGTTCATCTTATGTGCGTAAGTTTGGCGAGAGCCAGTTACACGCGCTTGAATTAGAACAAGAAACCACATCTGCAATGAACTTCGGTACTGCAGCCCACTCGTTGCTTGTAGAAGGAGAAGATGCGTTTACCAGGGACGTTGGAGTAATTGTTGGATCTCCATACACCAAAGTAAACAAGGAACTCAAACAAGACATACTGGATCGAGGTATGTGCTGTATTAAAGAATCAGAATACAATGATATTATGGCGATGCGTGACCACATGATTCCAGAGGGTGACATGTATTTAAATGGTGATGGCAAAGTTGCCGAAGCATCATTTTACTGGTATGAAGATGAAGTTCTTTGTAAATGCCGTCCAGATGTAATTTGCCAACCAAGAGGCCCACATAAACCGCATGAAATTGTAGTTGTGGATTACAAAACCACATACAGTTGCTCTCCTGAGTATTTCAAAGAATCTGTATTGAAGTATGGATATGCAGAGCAAGCTGCTTGGTATAGACGCGGTATGGAGGCTGCAGGCTATAAAGTAAAAGAATTTGTATTTGTGGCTCAAGAAAAGAAACCACCATACGCAAGTAAGGTATTTATAATTACAGATAAACAAATGGATGTTGCTTGGGAAACAATGAACACGCACCTGGAGAACATCAAAAGATGTATGAAGGGTAATAAACCTACTATATATAACAGTCCGAATATCGTGACACTGGATTTAGAAAATGAAACTACCTAATGAAATTAAAGACAATATAAACCCTGACCACTACAAAAGCGAAGGCGAGATACAATGTATTGATGCCATCAAAGCCAGTATGACGCACGATCAATTCAAGGCGCATTTGAAAGCGTGTTGCATCAAGTACCTATGGAGATACGAAAAGAAACATGATAATGGTATCGAAGATTTACGAAAAGCCTGGTGGTACTTACAAAGATTGATTGACGAAAATATTTATTAATCTTTATGCAGTTTTACAAAATGTTCTGCATCTAATAAAACCAATACTTTACTTCTATTCCTTTTGAGAACAACTAAAGGCTCATATCCTTTACAGTTTTTCGATGCTTGGTCGTAAGCAGACCATATATTGAGTTTCTCTTGATTCTTACATTCGATTGAATATGGGAATTTGTTCCTGGATTGTTTGCCCATTATGATGTCTTCCCCAGCAGATCCCATCGGACGACTTTCAAGATCATCTTCGTCAAGTCCAAGAAAATCTACCAACATATTTCTAAACTTTTGTTGTAGTAGTCTGCCTTTTGCTTTTGCTGAACTTGGTTTGATAAATCTCTCCTTATAAAAAAAGGTGCGTTTCGCTACACAACTGCACCAAGGTTGTTCATTAAGGCCTATAGGAGAAACCTTCGTAGCTTTGAGTTAAAAAATGCTAGGTCGGAAGCGTACCGATGATTAGGAATGGAGAAGTAGCACTTCCTTTCGACTCCTAGCGTAGCCGTGTGGCTAGAGTGAAGGTGGTTTGTTGACTGGCTTATCGTCACTCTTGTCTTCACTCTCAGGGTCTGACTTCTTCATGCTCGGTGGTAGACCTGCAGCTTTTGGTGGAGTCATCGTTTCTAACTTAATAAATGACTGCACTTCGTTGCTTGGGCCATACTCCGAACCTTCTTCAGCTTCCTTGACTATCAGTTTGCACATCACTTCTTTACCTTGTAATGCGACTGCACTTTTAGGTGCTTCTGACATCCCACATGCTCTCAACAATCTTGCAAAATCGTTATTTGCGTAACCTCTGATCTCGCTTTGTTTTTGAGCATCTGCATGCTGATACCAAAGATTGAAATTTTTTCTTACTTTCCAACCTGCGTATTTCTCACCAGTTACTGATAGTTCTACTTTTAGGTAATCGTTACCTGCTGCGGAAGTTGTTTTTTCAGATACATTTATAATACAAGGGTATTCGCCCTCTGGTATAAATGAACTGACATCCGCTTCTTCCATGTTTATATCTAAACCTTCAAAATCACTCATGATGCACCCCCTGATGCAAATCCTAGTTTGTTAATAATATCGGTTAAGTTAGGTGCTTCAAACTCTTCTAACTTACCGCTTCTGTCTTTCGCTGTATAGTTTTGTCCCACTCTGGTTTGAAACCAACGGCTGACTGTTTTCTTGCCTTCCTCAGTTTCATCATCAAAAGTTCTCAAACATAACACCTCGTCAAAAAAGTAAGGGATTTGAGTTGGTAACTTCGCACCCACCATCATCGGTTGATAATGGAACATGCCAGTTGCCTCATCTCTTTCTCTTGCTTCTTTAGCGATAAACACAACATGTATTGGCAAATCTCTAAACCTACGCATTGTTTTTATCATAACTTCGATTACTTCTCCGTATGCTCTGCGTGGATCTTTTGATTTTGCTTTCTCTTGAGATAACAAGATTTCTGACATTTCTGTAATACTATCCAAACAAACTGTATCGTATTCCAGTGTGCCATTCTCTAACAGTTGTGCAATTTCTTCTATCTCGGAGGCTTCTTTGACTTCAATAGCCGTCAAATTATCAGCATCTTTAATAGATAACAATCCACTCTCCATACTGACCACCAAAGTTTTACCAGGTGCAGTTTTTAGAGAAGTGGTTTTTCCAGCCCCAGATGCACCGTAGATTAACAATTTAGCTCCCTGTTGTTCCACAAGTTCATTTGGAGTTTTGATACGCGATAATATATTATCATTCATATTTTTCTCCGTTGAAATTTAACTTTACATTATATAATAAATTCAGATACACTGTGTACTAAAATTTATTAAGGACTTATTGTAACATGAACAAAACAAAAAACAACCAATGGAAAATAAATTATTATCATCGTCAGAATAAATTATCAGAAAAAAAACTCCAAGACCTTTACGCAGAAGGTTTAGAACCAGAATACAAGGAGAGAGAAGTGGAGCAATACACACTAAAAAAATATATAGAATTTATCGGAACTGAGGCTGCAGCCGATTTATTTGAATGTAAACCATCAACCATAAAAGCATATCGCTATGGTAAAAGACAGCCTTCAATTGAACAAGCAAAGATCATTATAAAAAAGACTGGCGGTAAATTGGATTTTGAATCTATATACGGCCCTGTCGAAGAAAGCAAGAAAGAAAGCTAGTGCTTAACATTGAAGTATCTGCGCAGGATACTGCGCTTGATCTTGCGTTGGCTTATCTGGAACATGGGTATTCGCCAGTCCCATTGATGCGCCATAATAAAGTACCGCCTAAAGAATTAGGCAGTTGGCAGAAGTTCAAAGAACAGCAACCAAGTGAAGAACAAGTAACTAGATGGTTTAAAAACCGTGATGATTTAGTGGTCGCTTTAATATGTGGCAAGTTTCTAGTTGTTGATGCTGATACACCAGAAGCTGTCAATTGGGCAGAAGAAAACTTACCCAACACGCCATTAAAAGTAGTTACAGGTAAAGGTATGCACTATTACTATAACAACCCTGAGAACTACACTACTTATGTTGCAAGAAGAACGAATCATACAGAAGCATCAAGATTGATAGATATTAGAGGAGTGGGTGGATTAATAATCGCTCCATATAATATACACGCTACTGGTGCTATTTATGAGCCTAAATTTATTCCTGGGTGGGATTGGCACGATACAAGTGATTTACCTAACTTTACGAAAGAACATTGGGTAATGATTACTGGTGCTGAAAAAATAAATGGCAAGCCAATATCCACCCCATTTTCAATGGACGGTGTTGTTGAAGGAAGTCGTAATGACAATGCAGCAAGATTGGCAGGTAACTTGATAGCCAAAAATGTAAGTATTGATATGGTTGAGTTTTTTGTTCAGCAATGGAATCTGCAAAACAAACCACCGTTATCAAGAACAGAAATATCAACGACAGTAAACTCAATATTCAAAACCCACCAAAGAAAAAACAAGCAAGCACCTCTCTTCAGAAAAACAAAATACAACATACAAGAACCAAAAGATTTATACAGTCCTCCAGGAATACTTAAAGATGTTTTTGATTACTCGCAAAAGATTGCACATATACCTCAACCTGCATTATCAATACAAACAGCACTCGCATTTGGATCTGTTGCATTAGGACGTATATATCGAACCAATATGAATAATTATTCTTCCTTGTTCTTTATGTGCATAGCAAAGTCAGGACAAGGTAAAGAGAATGTAAAAACCACAATAGAATCAATATTAGATAACTCAGGCTTTGCAGATTTGATGGCAGGCGACGGTTACACAAGTTCGGGTGCTGTTTACAGTCTACTTAGACATAAACCAACACACATTACTGTTATGGATGAATTTGGTAAAAGACTAGAGAGTATCAGTAAATCTACAAACTCAAACAAAGAAGACGCTTTACAAGTGCTTATGGAGTCTTGGGGTCGCTGTCACGGTACGATCAGACCTGACAACTACTCTCTTATGACTTTGACCGTAAAACAGCAACAGGAGGCAATGGATCGCTCTACAATCAAGCCTGCAATTACACTTGTCGGTATGTCAGTACCGCGTAACTTTTATGGTGCTTTATCAACAGGCAGAATAGTTGATGGATTCTTGAATAGATTTATTGTTGTAGAGTCAAAATTACCGAGGACTGTCGGTAGAATGGTTGCTTATGAAGAACCTGATTACAACATTTGTGAATGGCTGAGAAGAATCAGACAGCCTAGAAACGAAATGGAATCAATGGCAATCAACAATTCAGAATTAGATATGAAACAGCGTGTAGTTAATTTTGATAGTGATTCACTCAAACTACTTGATGTTTTAGCACACGATCTTATCAAACAACAAGACAAGCTAGAAAAAGATGGTTTGGAAGTATTGTTATCCAGGACAAAAGAAAAAGCCATGCGCCTTGCCTTGATATGCCAACTTGCAACTGACCCACACTCAAAACAAATAAAAGGCGATATGACTAAGTGGGCGATTGAATATGTAAACTTTTACGATCAATTGATGGTGGAGACATGTGAAGACAAAGTGGCTGGCTCAGAAATGGAGAGCAGAATCAAACAAATATTAAGTTTCATCAGAACGCAAGGCGAGATAGGAATTAGCAAAAGAGATATAGATAGGAGAGAAATTTTCAGATCAATGAAATCATTTGAAGTAAAAGAGATAATAAACAGATTAATAAATGCAGGCGAAATACAAGAAAAAGATGTCAAGATAAAATCAACTGGTAGACCTATGAAACGGTTGGTTGCGATAGATCCAGACTTCTTTGAAGATTAGGAGATACAAATGAATGTTAAACCAAAAATGGAAACGATCAACGACCAAAAAAGAGAAGAGAGAGTCGCTGGTTTTATAGAGGGACTATGGGGAGTAAGTTGCAATAAATTACCAGTATCATACGGATTGGATTACTGGTGCGAGAGTAAACAGTCATCATTCTGGCTTGAAGTAAAATGTCGCAGCTTTGGTATTGATAGATACGATACGCTGTTATTAAGCGCGTCTAAACTCAGGATGGGCGGTGCTTTATCTTTAGCTACCAATCATCCATTCGTTATTGTGTTTGCAATGACTGATAGCGTGTATTCACACACCTGGGATAAAAATAAAGTATATGATGTCAGATTCGGTACGATTGCTGAACCGCAACTACCCGAAGACTCAGAGCCATACATACACTTCTCCAGGGACGAATTAGATTGTTTATCTGATAAACCGTTAGGATTCGATAGAGAAGAACTTGGAATTAACTATAACTAAACTCGTCTGAGTAACTCAGCGATTTCTTGATCTCTTGGGTTTGGTAATAATGTTGGGCCGATAGGTGCTGTATTGATTTGATCGGAAGTGTATGCCACATCTGGCAAAGCCAAATCTAATGATGGTGCTTGAGTTGGAAGTTGATCTGCGAAATCTTTGAATTCATCAGATACTTCGTCTGTAATACCAGTTCTTTCGCCTTCTTTTATAACTGCTTCTACACCTTTTTGTGTGCCTTCGCGTAACTCAGTAACACCTGCAATCCTTGCTGCTCTTGAAAACGCACTCAATACGGTGGCTATCGAACCTTTATCTGTTTTCGCCAATGCTGCAACAACCATCGGTTGTCCAAATATTGTTTTATAAATAGTCAAACTTACAACTGAAGGCAATAAATTCAAATTGAAGAAGTTCGCTGCTAATGTGCCAGCAACAATACTACCTGCACCTGCTTTTTCTGCACCTGCAACACTTGACGACATACTTCTTGCAAAACCTCTCAAAGAAAGAGCCATATCTTTACCAAACATCGCTTCTAGTGTTTCAGGGCCATACGAATCTAAAGCTCTTTGAAAAACATTCGGTTTAAATATTTCAGATAAATCTGAAACCCCAGGTGTCACTCCCTTACGTAATAATTGTTCGAGTGCTTCTTCTTTTACATTATCAAAAGCCTCTTGAGACAAAACATTTCTCGCTTGATTAATTTCTCTTGCGCTGTTAGGTCTAAATATAGTTTTTACTATAGTTTCTGGTGCTGAATTCTCAATGTTCCGCATCAATGCAGATTTTTCTAAATCAATTGATTCTCCACTTGCTTTTGCTTTATCTTCAAGTGAGTTGAGAAACCTGTTGAAAGTTGTTCCTTGTCCTACATTTGTCGCTTTAATTTCGTTTACTAAACTTCTAACTTGATTTTCATTTAATCTCGGACTGTATTTTCTGACTTGTTCTAAAGTAGATACCATTTTTGAATAATTCGGCCCTAGTAACGCTTCCAATGTAGAGTTATATTTTAAAATGTTGTCTGTATATTTTTGCATATTTACTATACCTGTTACTGGATCAGTAGCAGTATCTAAAGTGTCTTTAAATAATCTTCTTGTAAGATTTGATTTTAAGGAAAAAGCGATAGTAGGATCTTTTCTTTCCAAAGCTGATAAGACAGCCTTCATATCTCCACCTCTATTAGGTTTCATTATGTATTCATACACATCACTTGGGTCTACACCCTGACCTTGAGCTTGAGTCTTTATTTTTTGTACTCTAGCGTTGTTGAATGGTTCAATTATTTCTCTATATCTTGCTTGTTCGACACGCAAATCATCAACAATACCACCAATAACTTTTTTATCGTAAGGGACTCCGCGTGGCAATGCTCCTTGAAAACCTTTGGGAGATTTGAAAGCAGTATACATGAATGTTTCAGGCGCACGTTCTATTATATCAGTAACCATTTTTTCAACATCATCGTAAAAATTACCAGCTTGTCCTCTTGATTTTAATCCTTGTACTGCTTTTACACCTTTCAATGCTTCTTCTATTTTTCTTAATTGTGTCAGGCTGACACCATCTTTAAAGACACCAGATTCAATTTCTTTTTGCAAACCTTGTATGATGCTAAGTCCAACATCATCTTCATTATATTTTAACAAAGGATCGATTTTACCTAGTCTTTCATTGATGAATTCACCTACACCTTTCAAATCAGCAGATAATTCTTGTTTGAATCTATCTAATACATCGCCTTCTAATTTATCTATCCTGGCATCAATACCAGCATATTTTCTCTGATGCGTTTTAATCACATCTTTGTAAGCCTCTTTCAATGTGTTCTGAACGCTCATACCAAGCTCTGATTTATCCAATGCTTGCATGACAGGGCCAAATCCTCCAGTTTCAGATGATAAATCGCCAAGCATTTTATTGACGAAATCATTAGCTTCTTTTTCTGCGATTTTTAATCTATCTTTCGCCATTTTCACTTCTTTTGCTGGTAATCCTAGATCACCTATTTCTGCATATCTTTTGTATGCAATTTCCTTTTCTGTAAGTTTTTCTCTCAATTTTGCTAACATAGCATTATTGTAATCAATCAAACCTTGTTCTCTAGTTTGTCTACCAGCAATTGTTTCACCTATACCTTGCATCCTTCCAGGAATAGCTCTACCTAAAAACTGCATACTGACAGCACCTTTTGCATCCAATGTAGCTATCTCACCTGTTTTGACTGCTTTTTCTATTTGTTGTACGGTTGCTTCCTTACCTAGTTTTTGATCGAGTTTCAATACATCATCCATCGCATAACCTTTTGCTATGACATATCCATCTCTCAATTTGTCAGCAGGTGATTTTGAACCAAAAAAAGCAGAAAAACCTGCACCAAATAGTTCCCCTATAGTTTGCGCACCTGCACCAAAAATAAATTCAGATTTTAGTAAGCCTGCTATTTCTTCTTTTGATTGTCTTTGTAAATCACTTGATGATTCGTATGCTTCCTCTGCGGCTTTACCACCAGCAGTACCAATACCAGATGCAAGGATGTTTGCAATACGTTGACTACCAATCAATGATCGAAGAACACTCGCTACTCTAAGATGCGGTGATAACGCAGCTATTGCTCCGAATACAGGGCCTGCAATACCAGAAAAATCAGCAAAATCTCCAGATGAAAATCCTTTTTCGTCTATTACAATATTTTTTTTTGAAAATAAATTTTTATCAAATAAATTTTTCTCTGCTAGTGTTCTTTGTCCCTCTGGAGTTATAGCTAAGTTTCCTGCGCTGTCGTATGCAAAACCAGTAGAGCCAGCATACTTTTGTAATACAGCTTCTTTTTCAATCTCTTTGCCAGCTTGATCTCTACCTTCAGCTATACCCAAAAGTGAACGTAACTTGGTGCTTTTTACGCCAGTATCGTAATCAAAAAAAGCCTTATCGTAAATTTTAGAGCCTTCAGTTTTTTCAAGTTCGGCAAATGCTTTCTGAGTAGCTTGATCTTCATTGTCAGCCTCTACTCTTATTACTATATCTGGTCTTACTTTGACATCGTAAATCATGTTGGCGATCTATCTAAAAAAGTTATGCCTGTCCCTGCGTATGGATTTCCTCTTACTTCAGATAAAGTAATTCCACTTGGAGACTGTCCAGGTATAGAAGCTAATATTTTGTTGATTGTCGGCAAATAAGAAGAAATTAAATTTTGACCTCTTATGCCATAAATAGGATCTGTTACAGTTTTGAAAGTTGTTTCTATTTGTCGTTTCTTATCTGCGTTATTTTTTATTAAGTCATTTCTTGCTTTGTTGAGTTTCTTAATTATTTGATCTGGTGGAGTAGTAAAATCAATTTCACCAAATATTTTATCAACTATTTGTCTATCTAAATCTGAAATAGTTCTCCCAGATTCATTTAATATCTCTCTTATGCTTCTTTGCTTAACTTGATTTATTGCCTGTTGAATTTTTGTTGCATCTGAAGAATCAAAATCCTGACCAAAGAATGTTTTCAATTTATCTGCAAAAATGTTTACTTGACCACCAAGACCAGTAACTGCAACGCCTTGTTCTTGCGCACTATTAAAAAGATCAATTAGTTCATTCATTATCCCAATTGACGCTTCTGAACCTTCAAACTCTTTTATTGTGACACTCATGTCAGTAACACTTTTATTAAGAGCTTGTAACTCAGTCGGTTTCAAGTCACCTTCGCCACTCTTTTTGACTGCTTCTTTTAACAACTCTGTTTGAGCTTCCGTAGCAGCCACTTCTTCCGCGTATTTCTCTTCAGCAGCTCCAGCAGCTCCTAATGCGATACCTTGTCCAATCTGTCCAGTGGTTGCTAAACCTTTACCGATGTTTCTTACATATCGAATAAAATCAGGACTTTGTATAAATTCAGCGAAGTTTCTTTTTGGAGCTTCTTCACTTGTAATTGTCTCTTCTGTAATATTATCTCCTTCATCTTCGCCTTCAGTTCCAGCTTCGCCTTCATCTTCTTCAACTTCGGTGACAGGAACTTCTGGATCGTCAACATCTGGCTGTCCTGCATCTTCTGCTTGATTAGATACATTATTTATTTGTTCTTGAATTTGCGCTTCTTCAAATTTTTTTCTTTCTACTGTATCTGTTTCGAGTATCATTTCACTTGGATCTTTACTAAAGAAATCAGTATCTATACCAAATCTATCTAAAGCGTCAGATATAGAATCGCCTATAAATCCAATGGGTGAAACACTTTGTTCAGGATCATTCATACTCATAACCATTCTATTTACTTCTGATGGTGTTCTACCACCACTTCTTAAAAAGAAGTCTCTGTCTCCACCGTACTGTTCTGCTCTGAAGACATCACCTGCTCTCTTACCTAAAAAGAAATCAGAAGCACCTTCCAAACCTTCTCTTGCCAATTCCCCAATACCGCCTAGAGTTGATCTTGCCGTGCTTTGATATGTCGCAGGTATGTTAAGAGAATCAGACAAAGTTCCAATACCCTCTTCAGGTGTTCTGAATTTTTCACCTCGTAAACTTTCTATAGGCACAACATCGCCAAGAATTTTTCCTTGACCTGATCCCATTACATTTTCTCTGGTTTTCATAAGTTCTGGCTGATCTTGCCTTATGAAATTTTCTACAGCAGATTTGACTTCACTACCCAATTTAACGCCTGGTGTATTATACAGAGCGTAAATCTCTTCCGTCCTTGCGTTACCACTTTTTATCTTTTCTAGTCCTACGCTAAAATCCATCGTACTAGCGTTACCAAATTGTATTTCTTTTGAGCCGATTCCTCCTATATCGTCCATTGAACCTGATGGTGGACTGGTTAGTGCGTCTACTGAAAACTGTTCTCTAGCTTCCAGCATTTTATCCATAACAGTTGCTGTTTCTATTTGTGGAAACTGCTCTTTCAGTAGCCTTGTTACCTCTGCTGGAGAGTATCCTTGAGCAGTATAGTATTGAATAAGTCTATCTGCATTGACTGTAGCATCCCTGTCTATAGCTGGTGTTGTGAAATAAGATGTTCCATCAGGTCTTCTTACTAAAATTGGGTCATCTCTATCGCCAGTGAATTTGACTTCATCGCCATTTGCAAACATTTGTCTTTGA